GGGAATACGCTCCGCGACCAAGCTCCCTGCTAAGCAGGTTTGTCAAACGTTACCTAGGGATGGACATAGTCTTGTCCCTAGATAACTAGAACCTGCAGATCGGGGGCTCAAGACACCGTGAGGTGCCTTGAGCCTTTGTCGCGGAGGGGAGTTCTCTGTCCTCAAGGATCTCTTAAGAACCGGAAAAGGCCATAAATCTGTCAACTCCTTCTCTCAATCCAATGTTTTCGCAAAGGTTTAAATCAGTTAGAAGAACTTGAGTAGAGACATAGGATCGATTTCCTTAGGTTTGGGAGGGTTGTCTCATGACAACTCTACCTTACTTTCGGTCTTCGGACCTTTTGTCATAAACCCGAGTCATTCTACTGGCCTTTGCTCTTGGACGTTGAGATTCAGCGCTTCTTTGATTAATAGCTTAACCAGCCTAGCTGTTTGACCTAATATCAAATGTGAGCGACGTTCAGAAAGGATTTCGGATGTTATCCTAGGCCAGTTCTTTACAGTCTCCACAAGAGTCTGTAGATCAAACATGATAACGTCCTGGACCTGGGCTTGGGCCTCCGCTCTCTTTTTGTCGAGAGCGTGAGCCAATTCCCAAAGAGGGTGAGCTGTCTTAAATATAAGCACAGCCCCTTCTGGTCCTGAGATGTTATCTAGTCTGGTTATAAGGTCCTTGACTTCTTTGTCCACCCGGACAGAGTCTTCCCTCACTAGTCTTTGGGCTACCCCGGGCATTACCGATAAGAATTTAATCGGCAGTTCCCAGGGAAGTTCAACTCCAGGCCGAAAGTTCCGTCAGATTGTCCGAAGACAGTCTGTGGAATTTACCGGTTTGGACTCCTTGGTCAGGAGAGACTCAAAGACCTCTTGTAAACGATAGAGTCTACCTGCCCTTTCGGGCTGGAAGCCTAGGCGTACAAGAAGATCTTCTATAGAGGATTTTCTCTGCCCTGCAGGTAAAGCGTACCCCCTTTCCACCGCAGTACGGATGGCGTCAGCGAAGAGTCAGTATTTGCTCCTCGTCTCCGCCACCGCATGTGTTGGGAAAGGTGATATCTCGTGTCCCCTTCATAGCCATCTCTTGGCGAATTCACAGGTGTCCTTGGACACATGTGTCTTCATCCTTGAGATGGGCATGTCGAGTTCTTCGAGTACCTGCTGATATGCTGAAGCAAGATCGGAGTCAAAGATGACTATATCATCACCTAGCAGGACATACTTC